GCGATTCTTTATAGGCATCTGATATCAGTCGTGTGCATTACGGACAAGATCGCTATTTATATCTTTTTCTTAGGACTTTGCCAGAAGCCATTTTTGCCAGCCTCTTCCTTTTATTCTTTCTTTTCATCTGTTCTTCGGTCGATAGCTTGGCAGACTTAGGATAAGTAGATTTCCAAAATCCTCTTGCAGGAATCCTACCCTTTCTGACCTTCTCCTGCATCTCAGGCGAATCCTTCCCAGAATAAATTTCCCACCCTACCCTTCCAGCGTTTGCAGCTGCGCTCCATTCAGCAAGCTTTTTAGCAATCGGAGTCCGAGAAAAACCTACCTTCGACAGAACCTTGGCCACTCTCCACCTAGGATGAGAGAGGTCCAACTGCCCTGTGGTATTGGAAAAGGTTCCTCCACCTTTTTCCTTAGACCGCCAACTTGGTATCAGAGCGTCAAATTCTGCCTGACTTTTGTCTCTATCTTTTTTTCGACGCCCAGACACACCTCGGAGAAACTTGGTTTTGCTCATTGGAGGCATCACATTTTCCTTTAACGCCCGTTAGCTCCGCCGGACAGGTTGTTGGCCTCTGACTCCTGCCTAAGAGCTGTCGCTGGAGACTGTGAGAACATCTGGCTGTCTAGCGGTCCTGGCGATGCTCCAAGGACACCTTGGTTGCCGCCGCCGCCAAGGGCTGTCAGAGCCTGAACGGTAAGGCCAAGTTTTTCTGGATCTTGCAAAACTAATTCTATCTGCTTATGAAAGTCTCCTTTGGAGCCGGGCAGTATCCTCTCTGGATCTGATATGTCATATCCATGTCTTAGGAGGTCTTCGAATATTTCATTAATGTCCGGAGGCGGGAGTTTAAGCTGAAGGTAAAGACCTACCAGTCCAGCGGCCTGATTAAGAAGATCTGAATAGTTCTTTCTATTCACCGCCCGGCTTGACGCTGTTGGCACCACCTTGATCCTAAACCTGTATTCACCGCTGGCGATGGCGTCGTCTATAGAGAGCCATTTGTCAAGTCTTGGATCTATCAGATACTGTGTAGCTGGCTGAAACTGCTGGTATAGCTGCCAGAACTTACGTGCTGTATCTACCTGCATCCGGTGGAAGAGTATCTTGCGTTTGTTCTCTCTGGCAGAGTTCCTTTTTTCTATGATAGACACTTCTGTCGCCGTCTCTGGTATGGCGCTTCGTATAGGCTGTGGCGTGCCTGCTGTATCGTCAAAGAAGTTCCTCAGGAGAGACATATACTGCGCCTTCTCTTCGGGCACCGCATGGAAGGGTAGCGTCACTATGCCTGATGAGTCGGACAGGCCTTCTACTCCAAAGATAGATCCATCGGGAGCCTGTGTGATGTCTTGTATCATCTCTTTGGTGAAGACGGTGGTGTCATATATCCATACATTCTTCTGCTTGCGTATAGTATAGAGCATCGAGTCAAAGAACTCGCCTATGAGCTGCTGCATAGATCCAGCACCGGCTAATGACAGCGTAGGCTTATTAATCCATGTCTTAACATTCTTCTGGAATCGAAGGATAGAAGAAGGGTATTCAGTGATATGGTCATAGGGCCATTCTTCGTCGTGCCTCTGTATCTTATCCTGCCCTTGGGCGAATACGACAAGGAGGTCAGCTGTCCTACCATTCTCTACGGGAAAGTTCCTCGCCCATATTTCCCATCCTTCCAGCATGCCGAAGTCTTCGAACTCTGCCGAGCGGTTTTTCTTGAAGCGGTTTTCGTCTTCGATAGACAGCTGTGAGTTGGGTTTTAGGTCTGAGGTGTTGTCAAAAAGTTCTTGCCTCTTCCACCATGCGACGGGCTGTCTAATACGAAAAGCTTGCCACCTGGCGTCTGATCCGCCCATCATAGAGAAGGGGTCCATCAAGAAGTCGTCGGGTGCTATGCGAGATCCGAACGGCGTCTCCCACTTTACATTTGTTGAGGTCTCTGGCATCGAGGTGAGTTTCTCTACTTCATTATGGTGGGCTATGTGCTCGTCTATAGCTTCAACGACCTCTGGCAGGTTCAGCTCGCCTAACAGTTCGTCTTTAAACTGTTCATGGGTTTCTTTATGCCGGGCGTGGTTCTGCTTGGCGGTAACTTTGGTTTTCTGTCCTTCGGCTAAGGCTATATTTTCTTGGTCTGGGTCGTCTATTATGAGGGATGAGGCGTCGCCTACAAAGAGGCCAGCACGCTCTTCTATCTCTCCATGCCATCCTATTTTCTTTACGGCATAAGGCAGGAGGTGGGCGTCCAGGGCCATCTGGTCGTCTTCTTCCTCTTGCTCTGCATCGTTATATGTCTCGTTTATCGCTTTCTGTACTAATGGGGCGCCTTGCACTGACGCTTGAGATTTGGGTGATATGCTAAACTGTATCTGTTCTTCGTGCATGTTGGCCACAGACTGGTCTACCCATGCAAAGACGATAGATCCCTTCACGCGAGGTACGCCAGCGCCTTCGAAGGCGTCCAGCGTCTTCTCTCGTAAGTTGACAGTCTGGTTATTATACAGCTTGACGATCTCTTTGCCAGCTTTCATATATGGACGTATAAACTCTTCGGCCAGCTTGAGCTGTCCTGTCCAGAAGTCGATACGTTTCTTAGGATCTTTAGGATAGTGTGTGTCGGCCATAGTTCCCTTTTTTTATACTATCAGCAGATCGAGCGACTGGTCTTTGGTGACGCTCTCGTCAAGCTCTACTTCGTCGTTCCATCCTTGTAGTATGTCATCGACATTATCTTTGCCTTTTGGTATCACTACAAAGCTCTCACGAGGGTCTCTGGTGCCGCTCTCCCTCTGTCTTTTCCATGTCTTGTATATGCCCATCGTCGGCATGGAGTCCATATCTTTTTTGGGCTTTTCTGTATAAAGGGCACCCATTGCGTAATATCTGAAGTCGTCCAGAGAGTGGTCGGAGCCGTCTGTATTCAGGTCTTCTAAGGGACTGTCTTCGTCACCGGCGTGGATGGCGTTCTCCATCTCTCTCTCGAAGTCTACGCATTCTGGGAAGTAATATATCTGTGGATATCTGGAGAAGACGCCTTCTTCCGTCTGCTTCCATGCGAGGAGGTTCTTACAGAGCCGCCATCCAGGGATGCGTTCTTTGTTGGCGGCCACGCAGTATATTCCCGCCTCCCTCCGGAAGATATCCGACACATATCGGTTTGGTGCTGTCTTCCCTGAGTTGGCTCTTAGATGAAATATCTGTCCATCGGCGAAGGTGATGGACGGCTTACGTCCTTTGGTATAGGGACAGTTCATCCACAGGGCTTTGATGCCTGCCGCATGTTCGTCAGGCCACAGGCCTCCTTTGTAGTATTCGGCTATACGGTAGGAGATGCCTTGCTCGTCTTTAGCCCACAGCCCAAAGCTTGTAGGCTGGGCTTCTCCATAGTCCAGAGAGCCGTATAGCTTCCAGTGGTCTGGCACCATGCCGCCGGGAAGGACTTTCTCTGGGCTGACGCAGTGGACTCGCTTGTCGAACATAGTGAAGTATTTTCCGAAGAAAATGTTGAAGTCTCCGTGGACCCACGCCTTCATAAGCTGTTCGTTGCCTTCTGTGGCCTCATGTAGGGTGCCTACATATCCAGGTGTAGCGTCAAGCATGATCTGATTTTCGTCCAGGTATCCTCGTATAAACATACGTACCCACCCTGTCCTGCTGTCCTTATAAGGCACTCCGCCTCTGTCATTTACATCGTCTGGTATGTTGAACTGGCTTTTGATCCATCCGAGGCCTACTCCTCCTGGGTTGCCGGTAGACCGTATACGCATCGGTATGCCTTTTACCTTAGAGCGACGACAGGCTTTAAGCTTACGATAAGGCGTTGGCGTAGGCCAGTGAGGAAGCTCGTCCCATCCCATCCACTGGTATTGGATTCCCAGGTGCTTGTCGGCATCGGAGTCTTTCTCCATATGGAAAAAATGGAGCTTGGCTCCGTTAGGGAAGTGCCACGTCTTGCTGGTCTCTTTGTATATAGCTCCTGGGAAGAGGCATAGATACATCTCTTTAGAGCGGTCTATGATCTCTCTAAACTGAGACAGCGTACGCCGGAATATGATGCCGCGCCAGTGCCTTCCGTATTTTGGCACGTCCATCGCATAGTCGCCAAGCAGGGTGTCTGTCTTCCCGGTGCCGCGCCCTCCGCCGATAAACAGCTCATCGACATATTCTCTGGTTTCCAGGACATCGGTCTGTGACCCTGCCTGCGGCTCCCATGGAGCTTCGTCTGGCACTACCTGGTCTTCTATTTCGAAGCTGTCAAGGTCAGAGAAGGACATTTTCCCTTTCTGGTGTAAATAGTATCTTAGTGTCTAATATCAATAATAATATAGGCTGTTATATATGTCAACCCAAAAGGCGGTCTTACACTAGGGAAAATAATATATCCTCTTAAAAACTTAAAGAGCAAGAGAGAAAAGGCTAAAAAAAGACGCTACTATTAGGATATATAATTAAACCCCCTATATACGAGCATTTTCACCCACATACAAAAAAAATATAGCAGCTTCCCTAATAATAACCGCCCTTACACCTGGCTATGTGCGGAAAAATTCAAATCTGAAAAGTTTTTGAATAGTTACGCACTTACAGAGGGCTGTAAAGTGCCCTGTTTCTGAAAAGAGGGCACTTTACCACCTACAATGGGGACAAACCAAAGAAAAATTCAGGCTTTTTCCTGAGCAACTTGTCCCTGATACCGATAACAACCCACTCCGCAAAAAGCCATGTGGAGATATTCCTCCGAAATAGACCCCTCCCTCCACCTTATCTAGACATGAACCAGTTAAAAGCGGATTCACCCTCCTATCATCAAATCCACCTTTAACGACGTTGCTGCTGACCCCATGTACATGCCATCAGCAACAACATCGTTTTCGATGTGGGTAAGATATTTCACCCCTCACACTCTTAGATACCTACACCATAACCGGCCTTCCCTACACTATAAGACACCAAACCCAAAAAAAAAGAGCACCTGACACACCGCAAAGGTAAGAAAAACACCAGGTAACGCTATTAGGATAGAAAAAAATTCGCAAGACGAAGGAATACATAGGGACTGGGCAACCCGAGGTTGCCCACCGGCCCATGCGTTCACTGCACTTATGGACCACTGCACAGATGTGCACCCTACGCGCGCGTTCAACATGCAAAGCAAGACCTCCACTTTGCCCGGCCGGTAGCTTGCCCGTATGCATCCCTGTGATTGATACTACTTGATACCGTGCACCCTGGAAGCCCTTTTTAGGGGATCTCACTGGGATCCCAAGATCCCACCGAAAGCAAAACTGCCCAGTGGACAAGAGATTTTCCTGAAAATCCCCAAACAAGCAAAAAACTGCTTGACATTGTCCCGGTTATTCCTTAAATTCAAAGCGTTCACAGAAACACTGAATTATTGCTCTATTGCTCTATTGACAACTGAATACGATGAGAGGCCTCACAGGGTTGCATACACGTATGCATCCTGATAACGAGCAACGTAATGAATGCTCGGGAGGTCAAAACGATGAAAGTCACAAGCCTAACTATTGAAGCGTTGTTGTCTGTCGTGGTGAATACAGGGCTCTTAGTATCTTATTCGTTCCTTTCGTTTTTCAGGGGTGAAGGATGGAAGGATGGGGACGTCAACGGATTGAATGAAAGCACTACCTCTTGGTCTAAGTGGACCGATGAATATTTCGGACCATACGGGGTTTCCCAGCGTGTAACTCCCGGTACCGCCCGGAATTATCTTGCGGCCG